CTGCTGGATTTTACCACCTACACGTTCGGGTTGTACCGACCCGACCCGGCGCACCGGCTCATCGCCTCGACCCTGGACCGGGTGGTCAAGGGTGAGCTCAAGCGGCTGATGATCTTTGCTCCGCCACAATCGGGCAAGAGCGAGTTGGCGTCCGTGCGGTTGCCGGCCTTCTGGCTGGCCCACCGGCCCAACGACCCCGTGATCCTGTGCAGCTATGGCGCCAGCCTGGCCCAGAGCAAGAGCCGGCAGGCGCGGGCCATTGTCGAGTCGACAGAGTACGCCGAACTGTTCCCCGAGATCCAGACCGACCGGGCCAGTCGGGCGGTCGACCATTGGGAGTTGGCGCATCCCAACCGGGGCGGGTTGCTGGCCGCGGGCGTCGGTGGCCCGATCACGGGCCATGGTGGCCAACTGGGGATCATCGACGACCCCTTCGAGAACTACGAGCAGGCCCACAGCCCGACCATCCGCGAAAAGGTCTGGGAGTGGTGGCGCGGCACGTTCAGGACCCGCATCTGGGAGGACGGGGCGATTATCATTGTGCTCACCCGCTGGCACGAGGACGACCTGGCCGGCCGCATCCTGTTGGACCAGGGCGACCAGTGGGAGGTGCTCCGGCTGCCGGCGATGGGTGAGACCCAGGAGGACCGGGACAAGCGGGACGAAAAGTTGGGCCAGCCCACCGGCCAGCCCGATCCGTTGGACCGGGAACCGGGGGAGCCGCTGTGTCCCACCCGCTATAGCGCGGCGGCCCTGGCCCAGATCCAGCGTGACGTCGGGAGCCAGGTGTGGGAGGCCCAGTACATGGGCTGCCCGGTGCTGCCCGAGGGCAACCGCATCAAACGCGCCTGGTTGCAGATCGTCGACGCCGCGCCGGCCAGTGTCGAGACCGTCTGGTACTGGGACAAAGCGGGGACGGCGGAGGCCGAAGGCACCGGGGCCTACACGTCGGGCGTCAAGCTCGGCGGCCCGTGTGAGCAGGGTCGTTACTATATCATGGACGTGATACGGGGTCGCTGGTCGGCGCTGGAACGGGAGCAGACCATCCACCAGGTGGCTGAGACCGAGGCCACGTTGGAGTGGGACGACGGCGGCACCCACTATACCATCGCCCACCCCGGCCCGCCCATCTGGTTCGAGCAGGAACCGGGCAGTGGCGGCAAGGAGAGCGCCGAGGCCACGGTGCGCAACCTGGCCGGCTTTCGCGCCCAGCCTGACCGGGTGACGGGTGACAAGGATGTGCGCTTGGAACCGTTCGCCGTCCAGGCCGAGGCGGGCAACGTGCGGCTGGTGCGGGGGCCGTGGAACGGCGCCTTTATCGAGGAACTGTGCGCTGTCCCATTCGGCAAGTTCAGGGACCAGGCCGACGCCACGGCCGGTGGGTTCAACAAGCTGGCCGGGACCAAGAGCATGAAGTATGTACAGATGGACTGGTGGGCCGCTTGCGCCGAGCAGGAGCCGGCGTTGGATGGCAACACACCGGTGGTGCTGGCGTTGTTTTCGGGCAAAGGCGAGGAGCCCACGACCGACGCCTGTTTCGCGGCGGTGGCCGTGAGCCGGCACTGGTCGGATACCAAGAACGTGGCCGTGCGGTACTGTGGCATCTGGCAGCCGGCCGAGGGCCAGTTGCTGGATTATCAATCTATCGAGAACGAGATCACGGCGTTCTGTGGGCGGCATTCGGTGGTCGAGGTGGCCTATCTGCGGTCGCAGCTCCACGACCTGGCCCAGCGGTTGCGGCGGGAGGGTGTGGCCCATTTTCGGGAGTTCAAGGCCGAGAGTGAGCGGGTGCGGGCCGACAAGCGCCTCCAGGATCTCGTTCTTGGTCGCAGGGTGAGTCATGACGGCAATCCGCTCCTCGCCCAGCACATGGACGCGGCCGACGTGGAGAAACGGGGTCAGGACGGCATCCGCATTGTGCCCCGGTCGCCCAGGATGCAGGTGGGTGGGGCGGTGGCGCTGTCGATGGCGGCGGATCGGGCGTTGTACTACAATTTGGGGTGAGATATGGACGATTGGGAATGGACGTTGACGATTGAGACGGGCCGCAAAGGTGGACCGGGGTCGGGACATCACGGCCATGCGGGCCGGCCTGGGCAACGTGGGGGTAGTGCGCCGGGGAAGGGTGGGGGGACTGGAGTCGGGACTGGTAGGGCATCAGCCGATAACGGCTTGAATGCAGATAAACGGGCTGCGGCCTTTTTGGCAGATGGATTGACAGAAAAGAATCAGTATGGCAAAAACGTACGTGACAAAGAGGGAAATCCTGTCCATCCAGGGCCGAAGAATCGGGGCCGGGCTAAGGCAGAGATAGTAAAAGATCTTGCTCAAAAGTCAGGTTTGAGTGAATCCGATGTCAATTCCCTGGTTGCACAATGGGCCGATTCATCTTCTGATGAGGATAGAAAATCACTAGAAATCCAGGTCGCAGCCGCTAAAGAATTTAATACGGGAAATACTGACTATGTGGCCAGGAACCTAGCGAGTCGGCAATTGTATGGTGAGGAGGGTTGGGATATTGCCGAACAGCAATTGCAGGGGTTTGTGAGATCTATGTATGATCACACACAAGAACAGTTGGCTAAGTACGGATTTAAGCCGACAGACACGATCACGCTATATCGTGGCACGCTGTCACCAAAACAAGATGTGGTATTCGATGATGGTGATAACATAAGAATTCAGCAAAACGCCCTATCATCATGGAGTTCGTCAGCAAAACAAGCTTCTTCGTTTGCATTCAGCCTATCGGGGAATCGCTATGGGGTACTTCTCAAAATGGATGTACCTATATCCTCTATTGTGGCGACGGCCAGGACTGGGTTTGGATGCCTCCCGGAATGTGAATATGTTGTTTTGGGAGGTAGTAAGGTAGGACACCAAGCTCAGGCTGTGAAGGTTATCAGGTCAGCTAAAGACATGGACGAGATTGTATTCGGTTAGGAGATAAACATGGCAAAACAACCTGTGATATTCATTGACGATAAGATGAACGCCGACTGGATCAAGACACCCGAGAACCGGGAGTCCGAACGGCGCATCCACGAGGAACTGGCCAAGGAACTAGAGAAGGGGAAGGATGCCCCGCCGGCCACCTGAAATCCGCCACCTGTACGCCGCGCTGGTGCTGGGTCGCAGGGTGAGTCATGACGGGAATCCATTACTCAGCCAGCATCTCGACGCGGCCGACGTGGAGAAACGGGGTCAGGACGGCATCCGCATTGTGCCCCGGTCGCCCAGGATGCAAGTTGGTGGAGCGGTGGCGTTGTCGATGGCGGCGGATCGGGCGCTGTACTACAATCTGGGGTAGGGGATGAGAACTCTTGCAGACCTGAAAGGATCTATTGTACTGCCAGAGGGGGTATGGGCAGCCCTGGCCGTCCTGACCACTGAGGAGTTGGAAAACCTGCGTGCATTCTGGCGGGAAGATGGGGCGTTCTGGGGTATTGGCTTTGTGGGGCCTGGTGGCAAGGTTTGCAGGTATGGTGACAAGCGGCGGAGAGATGCCTGCGACATAATCGAGTCCCAATATCGCAGAGAGATAAGGAAGTATCATGGATGATTGGGAATGGAAGCTGACGATTGAAACGGGGCGCAAGGGTGGACCGGGCAGTGGCCATCACGGCCATGCGGGCCGGCCTGGGCAACGTGGGGGAAGTGCGCCGGGGAAGGGTGGGGGTGGCACCTCTTCCCGGTATGGTTCAGGTTCTGCACCGACTGAGAAGAACGAGGATATGATGATGTCAGTTCAGAAACTCCGCCACCTCAATGATGGCCTAGACGCGAGAAGCTACAAATACGCAGATACATGGACTCGGAAGCAGGTTAAGCAAGAGATAGTGGACGATCTGGCTGATAGGGCTCGTCTCATTCACGGTGATGTGAACTCTGTCATCAAGCAATGGTCGAAAAGCTCAGATGGGGAGGACATGCGAAGTCTGGCCTTGCAACAAGACACATCGAAAGAATTTGGTGTCCCTATGACTGACCATCTGAAAACCAAAATTCGGACGACCCAGGTTCTCACTGCGGGAATGACAGGGACCGAACCACTACTAGAAACGGGTAGACAAAGAAGGCTTTTGCGTGCGATGTACAATGCAACGCAAGAATCCCTCAAGCAGGCCGGTTTTGAGCCAGGAGACAAGATCCGGCTTCAGCGGGGTGTCAATCTGCCGGCGGATGTAACAGCCGATTGGGGCGTGGATTCTGTGGTCAAGATCCAGTCCAACCCCCTGTCAAGCTGGACTGCCGACACGTCAACAGAAATCGCCAGCCGATTTGCCAGGTACTCCGCTAATTACAAGAAACCGGGATACATCCTGGAAATGGAAGTGCCTGTTTCGGCCATATTCAGCACTGCACGGACAGGTTTTGGGTGCCTGACCGAGGCTGAGTATGTCGTGCTAGGTGGCGAGCATGAGGCAAGGGTGGTGAGAGTCTATGGCAAATGAAAATGTCGTCTTTATTGACACCGACGAAAACGCCGATTGGATCAAGACACCCGAGAACAGGGAGTCCGAACGGCGCATCCACGAGGACCTGGCCAAGGAACTAGAGAAGGGGAAGGACAAACCAACACAGGAGGCCAGCACCAATGGGTGACATCCTGCAAGTAGGCGGCGGCCAGTGGCTGCTTCTGCACCCCGACCTGCCGGCCTTGAACATGGCGCTGGTGACCGAGGTCGAGCCGTCCACCGAGAGCGACGACGTGGTTGTATACATCGTGGGCAAGTTTGGGCCTAATACCTACAAAGGCGACCAGGCCCGGCGCATCCGGCTCTGGCTGGCCAAACATGGCGACTTGCCCATCCTCGGGTCGCCGCAGAGCCGGGACACGTGAGCGGGGATGGTCGACCGCCGTGGGCAGAGGAGGAGATTCGAGCCATCGAGATTACCTACTCCGACCCGCCGCAGGTCACAGTTCATCTCGTGGCTGGAACGCAGGAATACCAGGACCAGGAAGCGCGGCAGGTCATCGCCTGGCTGCAGGAGAGACAGATCATAAGGGAACCGTCATCATGGATAATGTAGAGCAGGAATGTTGCGAGTGCGATTGCGGTTGTGATGAGGACTGCGAGGATTGCGCCGAGGTCGGGGAGGCGCTGGGGGAGGTGGCCCAGGCAGCCGATACCTATGCCCTGGCGCTGGCTGAATTGGCCGAGATGCGCAGACGGTTGGGGCGGCTGGAGGATGCGTTCCAGATGCTGGCCAAACGCCGTATCTGTGCGCTGATGACCGACGTGGACGCGCTGGAGCGGTACGTGCTGGCACGGCAGGTGACGACGGCCGATTTGAAAAAGGCCGGCCTGCGGGCCATGGGGCTGGAGCGGAAGGGGTAGGTGACACCGTACCCCGGTAGGGTATTATATCACACTCCAACCATTGACAGACCAGCCAGGACGTGATATAATATCGACGATACCTTGACAACTTAAACCGGCAACGGGCCACAAGGCCCAGAAGCCGGCAGGCTATCAAACGATACGCCGCTCGACTCACCGGAGCGCACAGCGCCACCGGAGGGAAGGGCGGCGTTTTTGCGTTATGCACCCCGCAGGGTGACAGGACGGCGCATGGCGACACTGAAGGACCAACTGACGGACGATCAAAAGCGGGCGCTGGCCCGGGCAGCGAGGACGGCAGACCAGGAACAGGACGCCCAGGACACGCCCGCCGACCAGGCCGGCGCTGTCCAGACCGGCCGTACCCTGGCCGACCACGACCGCGAGACCGCCGAGGCGCTCAAGGCACTGGCAGAGGCCGCCCAGGGACAGACGACCAAGGCCGAGGGTACCCCCGATCCCGATGCGCTGGAACTGTCGGTGCAGAGACGGGCCGCCGTGCAAGAGATCCCCGGCGCCTCCGTGGCCACCTGGTGGTTCGTGCAGGACGATAGCGGCGAGATCGCCCAGTGGTGGTCGGAGCAACGCGACCGTGACCTGCGCGATTTCTGGATGCGTGAAGGCAACGACATCCTGCAGGGCGCCGTGACGTCCATGGTCAAAAAGTTCAAGGCCATGAACTGGACGTTGGAAGGCCCCGAGTCCACGGTTGAGGACATGCAGGACGTGCTGGGCAATGCCGAGTTTGGCCAGGGCTGGGGGACGTTCATCG